AGCGGGAAGGCCACCACCGAACGCGGTCCAGAAGTTGTTGTTCGCATCGGTCGCCGAACGGAAGTCGTTGTAGACCGCACGACTCGCAAGGAACGAGGCGTTATTGCGGAAACGCGGCCCGAGGTTGTCGTCGAGGAGGTAGGCGTCAGCGGCCGTGATCTGGGCCGCGCCGGCAGCGCCGGACGTGGCGTTGACCACAGGGCCAGTGCCGGAGAGACGGGTGATGAGGCCGTACGGCTGGCCGGAACCGGTGCCGTTGATGTGAGCGGCTTCCTCGAGACGGTCGCGAGCGTCGGCGATAAGGCCGGCGATCTCACCGAAACCGGAGTCTGCGATGACCTCATACGAACCGAACAGCCAAGCGGCGGCCTTGTGAACGGTGATGGTCGGGCCTCCGAACGTCGGAGTCGCGTCGGCGGCTTCGGTGCCTTCTGCCAGCCACTCGGCGGTCACACCAGCAGAGGTGACACCGTCCCACTGGTCGACGGTGATCTGGGCCACGTCGGCGATCTGACGAACCTGGTTCGAAGAACCGGCGTTCGTGAGAACGATCGTCGGATCGAGGAACTGGGGGACGAGAACGCCACCGTTTGCGGCGGTCAGTGACATTGCGGCGCGAGCCTCACCCTTGGTGAGGATGCGGGGCATCCCAGCCTGGGGGTTCTCGATGTACTCCTCGAACGCACGGAGGTATTCCGGGCTGGAGGTGCGAACGATGTGGCGGGCCACAGCGTCGGCATCCGAGCGGCGGGACTCCACCAGACGGGTCGCGGCCTCACGGGCCGAGTCGTCCACATACGAGGGGAGATGCTTTTCGATGACTTCGATGGCACGGCCACGAAGCTCCGAACCCTTGTCGCTGGTCAGCGAGTCGTGGTCGAAAGCGTCACGGACGGTGTGGGTGTTGACGTTGATGGAGGACATAGCTCCGTCTCCTGTTTCTGTCGCCACAGGGGCGAACTCGGCGATGGCGGACTTCCGCTCTTCGAGGGCGACCAGCTCGGCTTCTCCGGTGCGGACGAACTCCACACCAGCATCCCAAGCAGTCTGCTCGTCCAGGTCGAACGAACGCTCTTCGGCGGATTCATGCAGTGAGCGAAGAACCGACTTCACATAGTCGATTCCATCGCGAAGGTTCTTTTCATCCATTAGAGGACTCCTTCGATCGTGCGCAGCGATGCTGCGCGTTGACTGGGGGTGGAACCGGAGTGCGGAAGCGGATCCGGTGTTACTGAGGTGAGGTCTTCCGAAGTGCCAGAGGCGGGTTCGAAAGGCGTACCGAGAACAAGAGCCCGGGCGATTGCCTGTCGGTCATCGCTGGGCAGTTCGAACAACTCGTCCAGTGAAGCAGACCGAACGCCAACCGTGGTGGATTCGTAAGCGGGAAACACAACCGGGCCGAGCTCCATCAGCTTGACTTCTTCCAAGGTGCGCACCGGGACGGCTCCGGCTGTGTCGTTCCAGGATTCTTTGATGACCTGGAAACGGAAGCTCATACCGTCGATTGCGCCGGAAGCGATGGCGTCGCGAACCGGTTGGATCAACCAGTTATCGGCGAGGCGCGCTTCGACGTAGAGGCCGTGATCGTCCTCCCGAAGTTTGGTGATCGTTCCGAGCGGCATGGAGCCGAGGAGAGGGTGCCGGCCGTGTTCGAACTGGAGGACAGGGGTTCGGGCGTTTATGGAACGCTTGAACGCGCCACGGGCGATCTTCTCGTCGAAGGTGCCTTCCCAGTTGTCGATCCGGGTGGTGTTGTCGAAAGTGGCGGCGTAACCAACCAAGGTGAGGCCGTCGGAGTCGCCTTCGGCCGCTCGGATCTCGAACGACACGGAGCGTTCCAAGGTTTCACGTTCCGCAGAGCGGGAACGGGGCCGAAGCATATATTTTCCGTCTTTCATCCCCTGTTCCTCCATCACAGCGGGATCCATCGGGTCGACCTCTTCGATCGGGTCCATGACCATTTCGGGAGCCACCGGCGCGATCTGAAGCAAAGTTTCCGGGATAACCCAGAACTTGCACACAGCACCGGGGTCGATGTCGCCGGCCACGAGTTCGCAAGCCCTGGGGCCTTCGTAGAACGCACAAGACGAACAAACCATTCCTTCGGCGGCGAACGGGTTGGCTTCCGGCCCGACATAGTGGGAACCGTCGGCGCCGATGCCCTGATCGAACTGGCCGAAGATGTCGACGATGTCTTCGAGGTCGTCGTAGATGGCGTTCTGTCGAGGTGCCAGCGGGTAGAGGCCCTCATCGTCGCGTGCTTCGGTCATCGGTTCGGCCGCTTTCTCTTCCATAGTTTCAACAATAGAAGCCGACCAAGTTTGTCCGGCGTCTCCACCCCACAAAGCCCAAGCGATTCGCCCATTCGACGGGAAACCATCTTCACCAGGGCGGAACCCTTCCGCTTCCTTGTCGACTTCGTGGCGGGCGAAGAACGAGTTCATGCGGCGAACAGTGTCAATCGGGAGGTTCCGGCCGTTGACGATGTCGCGAGCCCGGGCGATACCGACAGCAGTTCCGCCACGGCCGAACTCGGAACGCCAATCCAAACCTCTCTGAGCTTCCTCGACCATTCCGGCGGTCGGTTCGTAACTATCAGCCGCCCGATTCCCATATTCGGCGATGTTGAGGGCCACAAGCTGGTCTTCGGCGTCACTTTCGGTGCTGTGACAGCCCATCACTTCGCCGGTTTCGTCCTTGACAACCGCCCAACCCGAACAATCCGGCGAATCGTCAACCACTGAATAAGGCATTACGGAGTCCCGGTGCCGGCGGGTTGTAGCTGAACCGAAACGTTCCCGGTGTGCTGTAGGACAGACTCGTCTCCGGTTGCCACATACTGGGTGACAGTGTCTGGAACGAAGCCGGCTTCGATCAGTTGACGCATAGTCGAAGCCTTCTGGCCTCGGATGTCGGCTTCGTCTCGGCGGTCCTCTTGGAGGAACTCGATTTGGGCGGGGTCGAAGGAAAGTTCGGCGGTTCGGCCCGGAGGCAGAACAAGGATCCGTTCCAAACTTCCGCAAAGATTCTGGGCAGTCGGAACGAACCAAGCGTCCGACCAAAGCCGGCGGGTTTGGCTGTAGTTGCCGGCGTTGAGTGCGGAACCGGCGAGACCTTCGGAGATTCCGAGGATGGTGGCGGGAACTCGGGACCGAAGCGCGATCCGGGTTTCGTCGACCCCTTGGGTGTTCTTCAGATCAAGTTGGGCGAGGTTCGAGCCAGCCACGGTGACATCGGCGCCACCGCCAAGAACGAGCGTCTTGTAGGCGGACTTCGAACCCTCATGACCTCGGGCGATTGACTTGGCGATGTCTTCCGCTTGGGCTTGAGTGGTCTGGGCGTCGAGGGTGACGATGAGCTGGGGAGTGGCGGAGTTAGCGAAGAACTTCGATTTGAACGTCGTAGCCTGTCTGTCCGTTTGGATCTCGGACATAACGGAACCGATCCACGATTGGCCCCGCCACCAGAACACGGGGTCCGGTTCCGGCTTCCAATGCGCAACCTGACTAGGTGTCAGAAAGACCGGTTCTTTTTGAGAACCAGAACCACCAGGACGATACGAGTAGCCGAGGAGCTCGGCGTCGAGGGCCGAAGTCGGATCCTCCGAGTCGATGTCCGACCCGTAGACGATCGTCACCCAATCAGGGCGAAGAAGACGGATCTGGCCTCCGTTAAGATAGAAGAACGCGTTCCCGGCGAGAGAGTTGTGTTGTTCGGCGGTGAACAACAGTTCGGCGCGTGTCAGATCGCCCGGTCGTTCCAACGGTGCTAAAGCCTGAGTTCCGAACAGTCGGCCGTTCTCGCCAGCCAACGTTGAACGCCACTGGAACCGAAGCTGAGACATCAGCAAAGCCCGGGCCACCACAGCGGCCGCCACGACCCCGCTTTGGTTGTAGACCCCACCGGTGTACCCGGCGAACGTTTGCGCCACCGGAGTCGAAGGGGCTTTCAACGGTGAAGCGGCCCCGTAGTAGGTGTTCCCGTTGAAAGCGAACATAGCGAGAAGATCATCGAAGGAGTAGCCGGTCGAGTCTCGTTGTTCGTCTTTGCGGCGTAGCGTGTCAAGAAGGCGCATCAGTCAAAGTCCTTGAGAAGTCCGAGGGCCGCGAGGGCCACCCCTGGCACAGTGAACCCGAGCCATGGGGCAGGCGAAAGAAACAAGCCAATCGCCGCCAAAGATACGCCAAGAATCGTGAGGACTAGCGCTTGTCTCATGCGAACAACACAAACGGAGAAGAAACAGAATCAGCAGGCAACATGGCGACCTCGTCATATGAAAGGACCGCGGCTATCAAACCGTCGATCTTGGCGTCGATAGTGGGTTTTACCAAAGCCGGCTGGTCTGTGCGGCCCTTGGCTTTCGTAAGTAAAGCGTTCAAAGCGTATTCGCGAAGTTCGTCCGACCCGTCATGAGTGAACGAACCCTCATCCACAGCCTCCAAGAACCGGTCGATCGCCGGCCCCATCTTCGAAGGCCGGTTCGTGAAGAACTCCACCACCACCGGTTCCCCCGAATCCTCACCGAACTCGACGTCCCAAGAGTCGATCTCTTCGCGCCACCCGGGCGGATCGCAAGCAAACCGGCGAACACGGAAATCCTCACGAAGCTTCCCGACAGTTTCCCGAACCTCTGGGCGGGGAACCCGATAGTCGCGACCTTCCAACGGAGGCCGGCGCCAACGCTGAATCAGAAACAAGTGAGGTTTCTCCCCCAAAGCCCACCCGACTAGGACGGTGTCGTCGGCGTGTTCGCCACGATCCGACCCGTCGAACCCGACCACGATCGTTTCCCCAGGGGAAACAATGCGGGCCGGATCCGCCAACGAATCCCATTTGTCGGGATCGACAGCCCGGTTCTCGCCCTTCCAGCGGATGTTGTGGAAATAGCGGGCGTTCTCCGCTTTTACCGACCCGGGCGCCCGAATCTCATGCTCGATCATTCCGGCCAGATCCATCCAGCTAGCCGCCGGCCCATACGCTTCGGTCAGCGAAGCCAACTGGGCGGCGTCATCGTTCCACTCGGAATCTTTGATCGACCCTTCCCGATGGTGCCAGGCGAAACCGTAAGACTTCCGAGGTTTCCCGGCGACCTTCTCGGCCTCGTCGTAAAGATCCTCAGCGATCGACATTTGGCCCGGTTGGAACATTGTGGTCGTCGCCAACATCCACGGTTGGGCGATCTTTCGTTTCCGGGCGTTCCGTCGAACCATCGCGTGCATCTGACGTAACTCCGGCAGAAAGTAAAGATGGGGTTCATCGGCGACAGCGAACGACTCTTTCCCGCCATCCTTGGAAGCGGCGCCGGCCGTCGAAGGGCGGATCTCTCCGTTCCGGCCGCCCTTGCCGACAAGAGTTCGAGTTGACCCGATATCCAAAGCCCCGAAGTTCCACTCATCAGGGAAGAGCTCGCGTGCGTGTTCCAACATCGCTTGGACATTTCCGTAGGTGTTGCCGGTCTGGCCTTCTTCGGTGGCAAGCGGACGGATGAACGGATAGGTGACCGGTCTACCTACTGGATCTCCGTTCGAATCCCAACCGTCGAAACGAACGGGGCCGAGGAGCTCGGCGCACACAATCGCCCCAGCGAACTCCGATTTCGCCCGGCCCTTCGGCATGGATACCCCGAAGTAGGAAACACATCGGGTTCCTTCCTGCGAATGGCCCTTCGGGAAGATCCGGTAGGCGTCGAGGATGATTTGCGCCCACTCGTCATCCCAAACCAACGGTTCGCCCTGGATGTCACCCGGGCCGTGGCAAAGATAGGTCTCTGTCCAGTCAATAACTGTCCAGCCAAGCGTCGGCCATTCTGTCGGGGGAACAAGCCTGGTGATTGGCATTAGGCGAGGTTGGCCCTTCTGGTTTCGCGTCGGGCGGCGATCTCATCCGACGGCTCCACAGCGGCGGAAGGCTTTGCCGATGGACGTTCGGCCCAGCGGAGATCCTGTCGGCCCTTCGGTGTGATCCCATACCGGTCCAATAGTGGAACAGCTTTTCCGACGTCGAGGTGGCCGGCACAGACCGCGTCGTACATCTTGACGGCGAGTTCCAACCCGGGGAGATCGTCGGGTGTGTAGAAAGCAGCCCACCAGGAACCCAACCAAACTTTCCACGCCTTCTGGCCGTCGGCGGTGAGCCCTCGAGGGCAAACGGGGATCTTCCCGAACTGCCATCCGTCGGAATCGGGGCGTTTCCACTGGGTGCGTTGCCGATCTGATGATCCGGGTGGTTCGGGCTTCTGACCAGGTGCCATTGGTGAAATCCTTTCGCGCGGTTCGCCGAACCGGTTCGCTGGACTGTGT